CGATGCCGCCACCTATGTCGCCGCCCATGCCGCCGCCTATGCCGCCGCCGAGGCCGCCGATGGCGCCACCTATGTCGCCACCTATGCCGCCGCCTATGCCGCCACCGATGCCGCCTATGCCGCCGCCAAGGCCATCACTATTAAATTAATAGAGATAATCGACGGCGTTTTGAAAAAAGGGACACAAGATGAGCAACCCTAAATTTATTTATGAATGCCCTTATTGTAAGGGGGATGTAGTAAGAAATATACTCTTTGGGTTTTACAACTGTTTAAAATGTCGTGAGCGATTTGATACTTGTCACGGCATTCCCTTTGAGCCGAATTATCTAAACCTTAAATATGTAGATGGAAAGGTAAAGGAGCAAGAAAATGTTACCGACACCGGAAACTAAGCCTGATTTTGTGTATGGTGATTTAAGTTTTTACAAAGACAAATTACTTACAAGGGACGCCAGAGCAAGGGGATTAGTTGGTAAACCAATCAAAGCTGATTGTTTCTTAGTGAAAAAGAGAGAACAATTTCTGTGGTATGTTCTTGTAGATGATAAGGGAATAATTATATATGATACACCCAGACTTAAAGATATGGGGTGTCATATAAACATATTAAGATTACAGAAAGGATTTGGTAATGTCAAACGTTGACATGAGCTTATTAAAGCCAGAGTTTCGCCAGAAAGTAGAAGCATGGCTTGAGGATTGCAAAGCGCAAGGCGTAAGCGTGGAATTGGTATCTGGCTTTCGGTCGTGGATAGAGCAAGCTAAGTTGTACAGGCAAGGACGGGCAACAAGAATGTTAAGGGAAAGAATGATAGAGTTGGCCGCATGGGGAAACTTAGATCGCTTTAAAGACCTTCAAGCTCTTGCCTTATTCAACGCCGGAGCGCAAGACGGCGATAAGATTGTAACCAACTCCTTGCCCGGCGAATCGGCGCACAATGTTATGATTTCCGGTAAGCCTGCTTCAATGGCGGTGGATTTTGTGCCACGCTTTCCTATATATGCTACAAATACTATAGATGATAAACCACAATATAAATATTTGTGGGGTTACGATATAGGCAAAGCCGTCTGGGACAAAGCCATCGAACTGGCGGAAAAGCACGGCCTCGAATCCGGCAAAGAATATCACGATTACGGCCATCTGCAAGAACCCGGATTCGACTGGCGTGATTGGGTGGATAACGCATAAAACGATAATGCCCGAATCGGGGCATTTTGAGATAACAAAATAAAGAAAGGGAAAGATGATGGAACTTTCAAGTTACGGTAGTGTTTACAATATCGGCCATAAGGCTATTGACGGTATATGGGACAATGAGGTGGTGATTGAAGAAAAAATAGATGGTAGTCAATTCTCCTTTGGCGTGGTTGGAACTGATTTATTTGTAAGGTCTAAGGGGTCTGCTTTATATTTTGATTCTGACGGGAAATGTAATCAAGCCATGTTTCAAAAGGCCGTAGATACCGCTTTTTTCTTATTCCATCATGGATTGATTAACAATGGTACAACCTATTACGGCGAATATCTGCAAAAACCTAAGCATAATGTCTTAAATTATAGTAGAATCCCCGCAGGTTATATCATAATTTTTGATGTTATGATTGGCGACCAAGTATTTTTGTCTCCAGAAGAAAAGAAAATAGAGGCCGGTCGTATCGGCCTTGAGTGTGTACCGTTACTTCATATTGGCCGGATAAACGATTTTGAGGGGATGAAACTGCTATTAGAGCGTGAGTCAATTTTGGGTAATACTTTGATTGAGGGTTTTGTTGTCAAAAATTACAACAAATTTACGGTTGACAAAAAATATATGAAGGGTAAATTTGTATCGGAAGCTTTTAAGGAAACACACAATAAGAAATGGAAAACGGAAGGCAATAAAAAAGAAATTACCCAACTTATAATCGAAACCTTGCGTAATCCGGTTCGCTGGGAAAAAGCAGTTATCCACCTCAAAGAACGTGGAGAATTAACTAATAGTCCTAAAGATATTGGTGCGCTTATTATTGAGGCACAAACAGACATCAGTAAAGAAGAAACGGAATGGATAAAAGACCAACTTTATAAACATTTTAGGGGAACTATACTACGTGGTAGTATAGCCGGTTTACCAGAATGGTATAAAGAACGGTTGGCTAAAGAGAGCTTCGGGTAAGAATGGAGAAACAAAATGGCTAAGTGGAAAAGCGTTAACGGGAGAAATAACGGCGCAGATGTCAACAATCATCGAGAAAATAATTAACATTTTGGGAACTTTTTAGGAATTAATACGTTTAAGAGAGTATGGGTAAATGGACGAAAATAATCAAAAAGACAATAAACCAGAATTAGCCAAGACCGAGCCGGGGGACAATTCCGTCCGTTTACCCAACCCGGCTCGTGAGGCTGATAATGGGGTAAACATAAAATTGAGTAAAAGGGGGTGGTATCTTATCCATCGGCAATTATGGGATGATGAAGAGTTCCCAACTGAACCATTTTCAGAACGTGAGGCTTGGATATGGTTAATCGGGGCGGCGGCTTTTGAAGACAAAACCGTTTATTTCAATAAGCGGAATATCCCAGTTAAAAGGGGGCAATTTGTTACATCTGTCCGCTTTCTGTGCAAAACCTTTATTTGGAGCAATTCAAAGGTATATGGCCTCTTAAAGCGTCTATCCGAAAATGGCAAAATATTGCGACAGCAACAAGACAGCAGACAAACCATGATAACTATATGTAATTATGACCTTTACCAAGATATGAGAAACAGTAAAAAGACGCAAACCGATACAGTGTTGCGACAGTGTTGCGACAGTGATGCGACACGACTAACTAATATAACTAATACAACTAAAGAAACTAAAGATATATTGCCATTCACAGAAATAGTTGATGATTTAAACTATAATTGCCATACAAATTTTAAACACTCATCGGAGAAAACAAGGTCTTTAATAAAAGCAAGATGGAGTGATGGTTTTAGATTGGATGATTTTAAAACGGTGCATAGAAAAAAAGCCAACGAATGGCTTAATTCCGAAATGGCAAAATATCTAAGACCAGAAACTTTGTATTCAAATAAGTTTGAGGGATATTTGAACCAAACTGAAATTAATCATTTACAATCTCGATTTGATAAATCCAATCCACAACAACCCGGCAATCAGGAAACTATGGCCGATATTATGAAAAGGAGATACCCTGAAAACCCATATTGAACAAGATTTGTTGGCGGTGATGTTGACCGATACAGTAGTAGCGGAGACTATGATTTTGACGCTTGCCTCGATAGACTTTGCGGAATCTAAACATCGGCAAATATTTTCGGCTATAGCGGCATTATTGGCCGATAAGAAACCTGCCGACATAGCAAGCGTGAATAATTATTTATACACCAATGGGACATTGGATTCGGTTGGTCGTGGTTATGTTTTGGCATTAGTGCATAATAGCGTATGCTCTGCGGCATCGGCACAATATTTTGCACGGCAGATAAAAGAGGAAAGCGTTAAACGGGCAATCCAATTAAAAACTCTTGAGTTCCAAAGCCGGATGGAAGATAAAACAATATCTTTTAGTCAACTGGTATCGGAATATCTGCGTGATATATCGGAATTGCAGGCGCAAGTATTGAAGTCGGACATCTTGACGATGGAAGATATTGCTAAATCCACAATGCAAGAAATTGACGATCGGCAAAAAGGTAAGATTAAGGGTATAAATATAGGCATACCGTTTATTGATGATAATATTGGCGGTTTCATGGAAGGGGAGCTTATTACACTTGCCGGTGTTACTGGGGTAGGTAAGACTAATTTAGCCTTGCAATTTGCTGATTTTATTACGGTTCAGAACGGTATAGCCTCGATGTTTGTGCCGCTTGAAATGGTTCCCAATGCCTTGTTCAAACGATTAATCCTAAACCATACTGAGAAACTAAACGGTTATTGTTTGAGAACGGGGAAAATGACGGGTGAACAAGCTATAGAGTTTAGTAATGTTGCAACATATCTTATGCCCGCTAAATTATATATTCCCGAAAGTGTTGATTTAAAATTCACAGACTTAGCGGCGTTAATCAGAAAGGCTAAACTGGAGTATAAGATACAAGCGGTGTTTATAGATTATATGCAATTATTGACTACATACATGAAATTTAATTCTGATGCGTCCGAAATAGCTTTCATATCCAAGAGTTTAAAAACAATAGCCAGAGATAACAGGGTGGTATTGTTTAGCGTATCTCAATTCCGCAAACTTGACGGTAAGAAGATGGCGACAATAGACGATTTAAAGGGGTCAAGTTCTATCCCCCAAGATTCGGATTTTATTATCTATATTCATCGGGACAAACTGGACGACAATTCAAATGCCTTTGCTAATACTGGTATAATCGAATTAGCAAAGGCCAGAGAAGGCAAAGCCGGATATAAAAACATAATATTCAGACATCCAAAGTTTTTTGAAGAAGGTACAGAATACGACAAATATTTTAAAGGCGTAGCGGATGCCGCTAAGGAAAAGGAGTAAGAAAATGTTGAAGAAAATAGGTTGGTCAATAGTGTTTGTGTTTTTTATTCTACCAGTGATGATTTTGATTGATATTTATCTGTGGATAAGATACGATATTATTGATGAATATTATAAAAATTATTTGTGTTGGATGGAATACGTTAAGAGAGGGGCGTAGGGAGATGGCCGGAGTAATGTGTCCGTTTTGTGGAGAAGATAATTTAAACCAAGTTACGTTGAAATATCACTTATTAAATGGATATTGTGATATATTCAAACGCATAGATGAAGATCACAATTCAGAAATTGACGGGTTTAGCAATGGTGAATATACAAGGCAAATTTACGAGAAACGTGGATATAAACAAAAATATATAAATAAATTAACAAGGAGAGTGGAGTAATGGATGAGGCTGAATTTGGTTATCGCAAATATTTGATTAACATGTCAAATAGGGAACAACGAGACGTGATGTTGGAAAAATTAAGCGAATTATACCAACAAGGCATTAAGGATGACCCGTCAAAGTTAAATGTTAAGCGGTTACTATTGGCTCTTAATTACAACCTTGGAAAAATTAACACCAACATAGAGTATCTAATCAAAGAAAAGGAGCAGAGTAATGGCTAACGGTAGTAGAGATGTAAAGATAAAGTTAAACCACACAATAACGATCGACGATAAATCAAAATATTGTTCCGATAGCTGTACTCATTTAGCCTCTTATGAGGCTTGTTTTAGCGGTTATTATTGCAGATTGTTTGGTAGTTTATTGGAGCGAAATGAAAAAGAAAATAAATGGATTAGATGCGGTGGTTGTACTTGGAAAGTAGGAAACAATGTTAAACTGGATTAAGCGGCTGTTTGCCAAACGCAAACCGAAAACTATCTGGGCAGATCAGACATGGGCGGAAGATGGTTATACACCGGCACTTTTAGTATATTTAGATACGCTAAAAGTAAAAGGTAAAGATCTGATAGTTTTTGATTATCACGATGGACAAAACGATATTAATCCTACCGATATTGTTTTTGTACCGGTTAAATACGACACAATCGGTAGGGAATTACTTTACGATATGTATTATTACAACAAACATACTGGACAGATAAGGAGGCATGACTTTGAAAAATGTGATAAGGCGTTTGATGAATTTATTCAGAAGCAAAAGGCCGAAAGCTATCTGGATAAAGTATAGGGAATTATCGCCAAAAGAGAAGATGCTCAAGATTGTGGGTAATTGCCGGAAATCGACAGAACGGTATAACCAGAATTACTTAGATCAACTATTCGGGATGGCAAACCCGTTTTATCAACAAGAAATGGCACGGGGAAAAGTACAACAACCACATCCCCCGAAAACAGATTTTTCTCCCCTTTATCACCCACTCCAAGCATATTATCGCAGCGTGGCCTTACGGATGGAGAAGCCGACAGTTATGAGATGGGAATGCGATGAGGATGATTTATTGGCTTCTGATTTAATTGGTCAATGGGAGAGATCGGAACGCAGGCGCAAATTGAAGAAGGAAGTATTGGATAACTTTAACGCTAAAATAGCGGCAAAGGATAAATTGATTGATGATGGTTTACTTGCTCGACGAGACCGGTTGTTGGCCTCTGATCCCTACAGCGATACGGTAAAAAGGTTGGCAAGGTTATGTATTAATGCACAATACGGCATAGGTATTTTAGCAATTAAAAAAGAACTTGAGACATTGGGTCTTGGGGAATATTTAGGCTTAGTTGCGGGGAAAGTTGGATTTCAAAACAAAGAAGAATTTTATTTAAAGGAATGGCAGAAGATATTGCAGGCACGTCCGACACCGTTAAAGCCAAACGTAGCCCCCTACGAGGCTCAAGGCGAGGCGCAAGGGATAAAAACGGATAACGAGAGGGGGGGGAAAAGTCCGATTGTGTTATGCCCCAAATGCGACAAGGAATTTATTGATGAAAAGATAAGGATTGGGGGCAATATGGAATATAGTAAATGGCCTACTATATGCAAGGGATGCGGAACTCTTTGCATAGTAGCGGTAATTCCTGTACCCAAAGCGGGTACAAGTGTACCCAAAAAGAGATAAGTTTAGCGGAGTACCGGCGTGCTTTTGCTAAGTTAATGGCTAAGATTAACAAAGTAGGAAAGGATTAAGCGATGGAGTGTTTGGTAGTGTTATTGTTTGGTTTTATTTTAGGTTTTCTTTTGGGTCTTTTTGTCGGGTGGTGGGATGAATAGAAATAGAAAAGGGCGGCTTTTATTGGCCGCCCATGCGTAGGAGCGAAAAATGAGGATTAATTTTTGTCCCTATTGGGTTTTCTTCTTACGGTAGTTATCATTTTGATTGATTCAGCAAACCATTGTTTCAATTGGTCATTAACACCTTCGGGGCTGAAGGTAAATCTTACAATTTCGTGCATTCTAAACATCTTATTCTCCTCAATTCTTACTTGGTTTAAATCGTTGAAAATACTGGCAACTTTCGCAACGTGGTCTGTCTTTTTCACCTCGCCAGTTGCCGATTGCTAACGCGATGGCCGCGATCCAGCCGAGTATAGCAATTATTGTCCACATGGCTAATTCTCCCTCAAAAGGATTTGCTCTATTACTTCTGTTACTGTGCTATCTGGTTGTTCATCTATAACCGCCTTGCAAATATGACAACTGGGTTCGCTTTTGTGATGTATGTAATTGTGTTCGCATTCGCAATCCCAATATTCCGGTGTTGTAAGTATTTTCATGGCTTTTCCCCTTCTTCTTTTATCCTATTAGCTATTGCAAGTATAAGGCTTGAGTCGTATTCCGTGCCGATTTCTTGTGTCTCTATCCCGATTAGTGGTGTTTCTATGCACATATTCACCCCGTTGACTCCATTTGCGTTGTGTTCTGACATTTCATACCAATCATCACCAATTCTAACCGTAAATGTTGGTTTTGTTTCAAAAATTTTAATTTCCATCTTACATCTCCTCGTATTGTATGCCGACAAACTTATAGTCGGGGTAATTTGCGACAATGATCTCGCAAGCTATATGACACAACTCTTTTATTGTCGTCAAGTTTAACGGTTTTCCCAGTGAACCGTCTAATGGCAAAGAATTTTCGGGGCTTGAATCGCATGGATTGTTGCCAGATTCGCATAACGATTCGCCAGCACATCCCCTTCCGTCAAACATATCCACGCGATAGCCGTTTTCATTGTAGTATCCGATAATTGTTTTCTTACTCATTTTTTACGCTCCAGTATTTCAGTTGCCCGGAATTACCGGATAACTGACGGTTTACATTCGTAAAAGTCACTATAGTGTTGGGGTATCCCGATGTATTCGGGATTAGTCGCTATGGCTCGGTCTTCTTCCGGGTAATAAGTGATTGGCCAATTGTCACTTTCAAGGTCTTTTAGTATTTCTTTCGCCGTTTGGCCGTCTTCTGCTTCTTGGTTAATAATTAATTTTTCTTTTTCAAACCCAGCATCTCCGACAATATGTGTTATTTTGTAAAATTTGCTCATTTTTTATGCTCCTGTTTTAAAGTTTTATCGTTTCGCTATTGCTTTTTAATTTCCTAAGCCTCTGTTAATTTTTGATATTGAGCCAATATATACTTAGGTATATCGTCATGCTCCGGCAACGCCTCATACCAGATAGCGGGGCAACCATATTTATTTTGCTCCGTATCGCTAAGCCGATAGATATTGTATCCTATTGACCCATCGTTATAATTTAATTTTACTATTTTCCACTTGCCGTTGGGGGATCTATAGGCAATTATTTTTTTTTCTTCTGGGGCTCTCATACTATTTTCCTCCTGTTTAAGGTTCCGTGTGATAGCCGGTTTCATTTTTTAAAGTTTTATCGTTTGCCTAAGACGGCCATTGCTGGCCGTTTCGCTGCTTATAGCTCATCGGTTAGGCTTAATCACGTAAATAGAGTCGTTTAATATTATTATACTCGGTTGGGGTGATAACTATACTCTCATAGCCATCTTGTTTTCCCCATTCCTTGCGGGGGTTGCCGTTTTTGTCATTTGTGGTTTTTAGTTTAATTATCATTTTACATCTCCTCGTTTTCCAATACTTGGTTAATTTTGTCTCGTAACAAAACTAATTCGGTTTTTGTTACTAAGCCGTAGGGTCTTGTCTCGGTTCCGCCTGTTTCTGTCCAATGAGCATACCAGTAGTCTTTGCCGCCTATACTGGTTTCTTGTTTTTCAATATGGATTCCAGAGAGTTTCATTTTTTCGCTCCTGTTTAAGGTTAATTTTGCCTAAGACGGCCATTGCTGGCCGTTTCGTCTATTCTGACTCGTCAGTTAGGCTAATATCTGTCGAATATAATAGTTATAGTTTCTGTCTGTTCCGGTTGTAAGTCTGACAATTCCTCGACTATTAATGAGTTAAATCGTTTGATGGCCTCTTTTTGTGTCTTGTAATTGTCGTGATAGGTGTCGGCTTTGTTACCGGCAGTAAAGATAACTCTACTACTAATCATTTTTCGCTCCTGTTTAAAGTTTATCGTTGCGGATAATGCCCTATATCGATTGTCCAGCCGCCTCTGCGACCGCCTCTGCGTAAGTCCCAGACCTTGCCGCCATACATGGCCTTAATCGCTACTTTTGCCGATTTTTTTGTATTGTGGATATACCCCTCTTGTGGGTACTCAACTGTCCCGTCCGGTAATATGGCCTGTATAACATAGTTACCGTGTCTCTCTACGATTTGGATTTTTGCTCTTTGATTTGATTTCATTTTTCGCTCCCAGTTTTAAAGGTTTTTATCTCTTACGCAACTGCAATATATATTACCGTTATCGGTTTGTCAAGAGAAATCTTTAACAAAACATAAGATTTTATTAACCTTAATTACAATTATTTTTGCCGATTGAGACAAATCTCAAAGAAAACACTTGACTTTTGCTCTTTTTTTGCGATCTCTATATACTATGAGAGATAAACAAATTGAAGACATGGCACGCAAGATTGACCTGCCCCGTCAGATAGACAACATAATCAATCTATATCAGCTGTCCCAGCAACTCCAAGCCGATCTACAACAAGAGGCCTACATAGCAATCATGGAGTGCATATTAGATTGCGAGGCCAAGCACTGCACGCCCTTGCGTAGCATTATCGCCGGTCGCACAACCCGCCGACTCCACGATGTTGCCGCCGCCGAGTCAAGACACGGGCTAACAATCAAGGACACCTTTGTCCCAATCGACCCGCTCCCGCCTGATACCGCCGCCCGTAACAATAGCATATTAGCACAAGTAGGCGTTGGTTTTGCGCCAGAAGCCTTAATTGAGTGTATCCGGCTAACTTGAGACACAATCTCAATTAAAACAGCCCCTATAATGCCCCAGAATGCACGATCTATACACCGCCCTACCATTTGTATAGCCCGTTTTTAACAATTTCAGCCCCTTAAAACCTTATAAAAGTGTAATATAGATATGAGTAACCAATTACAAAAGCAAAACATTGACAACAACTCCACTATACCGATCAGGCCAAGCGAAAAAAATTTCCAACTGTTTGCATTATACCGGCAAGGTCTGTCATGCGAGGAAATAGCCAAACGTGAGGGGCTTACGTTGAGGGATATACAATACCACATTGGCAAGGTGCGACAATGGCTTAGCGATGACTGGGACAGATTCACCCGTCAAGATATGCGACTGGAGTATGACAAAGTCAAGCAAAAGTGGACGGAATTGGTCGATGATCGACACGCCCCGACAATCATGCAGTATATGGAGAAAGAAGTATATGCTAAACCAACGGCTAAGCCAACGGCACAGATTAACGTAATGACTGTAGTCAACGGCATGACTGGAGCGCAGGCATACGATAGTGACGTGATAGTTGAGCAAGCTGGAGATGATGGAGTATATGAGCCAACAACGGCTGATATTGAGACAACGTCTCAAGATCGAGTGCAATAGAGGCGCGTACGTGCGCGATCGTTGTGTGGCCGGTATGATTGCATGGCCTGATTGTGCGTGTACAGCCATTGTCAGCGCAGGCTTGCCGGCGTCAACAGCGTGCAGGCAGAACAAGCACCCCTACGGCAGGGGGATGACCGACAGTGCCGTCAATGCGAGGGAGGGAATGCCTACTCGCAAACTTCTGGAATTTTTAGAGTAAGTGGAGCGAAAAATAGATTAATGATAAAAAGCAGTAAGTTGTTGAAAACGAATGGCGAAAAGGGATTAAGGAATGCGTAAATGGATGATTTTTCTGGTATTGGCGATGTTGGTATCGGTGATATTTGCGGCAGATCGCAAGGTGAACGATTATTTACAGCATGGCAGTTTTGATTATCAGTTGGTACAGACGGCGTTTGACAGTAACGGTGTTAACTTTAAGTCGAATATAGTAGCGATAATTGACACGGTGAGTTTTATAGCGATGAAGCCGGTACAGGGTGATTTTGGGTTATCGGTAACGGCTAACGACACTAATTGGTATTTTATATGTGGAGTACCGACTGGGATGACGGCGACATTGCGGAGTATTTACGTAACTTGTGAGACGGAACCTAACGATAACGGTAATACTGATGGTCGATTTGGGTTTGTATTTTATGATGCGTCAAAGGCTGATACTGTAGTAAAGTTAGGGACGGAGCGGCCATTGGATGCTGATTCGGCTTCATTAGTAGCGGGTAATTTGACGGCGTTTAGTCTTGATTCGGTGACGGCACTGGCGGCTGGCGACATAGTATTTTTGAGAACTTGGGCTGACACGGCCAATTTGGTATTGGATGGTGGCGGCTTCTTTGTGGACATTGACTATAACGAATAGGTGATATGGATTTAGGTGAGTTTAAAAGGCTGAACCCGGATTATTCGGAGATAAAAGTCCCGCCATTACAAAAATTGAAGGACGGAAGAATTATATCTACGCCGGAGGAGGCCTTTGTCACTACTTATTTATTACAACCTGGGCAGAACAAGACGGCGCAATTCATGCGTGAGGAGTATTGGGTACTCCAGAATCCTGATTTATATCCGAGGGCGTTGTTTATTGACCCTCGTGGTTTTGCGAAGAGTACAAGGGTTTGTGTATATGATAGTCTATACGATATTTATGTTCGTTCCGATTACGATTTATGTTTAGAGTTACAGAAACAGTATCCATTTGTCCCGTTTCAATATGATTTCTGTAATAGATTATATATAATCACAAATTCGGATGATTTGTCGGAACAATGGGTGGGGGAGATTAAGCGTAACATACAGGAGAATGAGAAGTTATTGGCTCATTTTGGGGATGTATCTACAGAAAGCGACAAAAACGGCATTTGGAGATCGAATCATATTCACGTAAAGACTAAATCTGGGATAATGGAGATAAAAGCGTTTGGGCGTGGTAGTACAATTCGTGGTGGTCGTCCCCGTAAAGTTAAAGTAGATGATATTTTAAAGGATAAAGACGGTGTTTATTCGGCAGAGGACAGTAAGAAGGCGGAGAAGTGGCTAAAGCGGTCGGTAGAGGGACTGATGGACAGGCAGGATTGCCGGTTATATTGGACGGCTACTATCTTAGCCCCGGAGGACATGGTAGATAACGCTTATGAGAAACGTGATGATTGGAGTTCTTATAAGATGTTGCGTATTAAGAACTCGGCAGAAGACGTTAATGGCAAATCTATCTGGCCGGATAAGTTTCCGGATAAGTTTTTGAGATTCAAGAGGGATCAGATGGGTGTTGAGGGATATTATGCTGAATATATGAATAAGCCGATTATAAGTAAGAACGCCATATTCAGGCGTGAGTGGATGCAAAATTCTTATACAGACGATGAATTACCTAATAATTTATATAGGGTATTGTCGATTGACCCGGCGATGACGACAAAAGAGATAAATGATTATACGGCTTTTATAATTAATGGATATTGTTACGAAGGTGTGCATAAGGGAGAAATATATACACTTGATGCTGAACAGGGGCATTGGGATAATGATAGTGTTGCCCGTCTTGCCTGCGAGAAATACCGGTCATTTCGTTGCGACGTAATGGTATTAGAGATAAATGCGGCGCAGAAAGTATTTGGAACATTGATAAGGCGAGAAGCCAGAGATCATTCCATGTGGATTAATCTTGAAGAAAAGATAACCGATACCGATAAAGTAAGACGTGCCAACAGTATAAACTTTTTGTATAAAAATAATTATGTGCGTTTCCGTAAAGACGATCCGGCGCAAGCGGAGTTAATTAATGCACTTTGTATTTTCCCATCTGGAAGACATGACGATTTTGTTGATGCCGATATGATGAACTTGGAATTTGAAAAAGAACGCCATGAGTCGATGATGTCTTCTGTGGAAGAAGAAGAAGACGACAGACAACTGGCCTGTCCTGAATTGGGGTACTAATTAATGGCAGAATATAGACCTACAGACAAGGAACTTAGTGACGCACGGGATTTAATCCGTAGTTTGCGTGATGCTTGGACTGATACATACACTATATTTTCTGATTATCGGCGTATGGCAGATGGCGGTTTGCCTAAAACTATGTCTGATATACTGGAAAGTAAAGAATATGCAAGGCGGTCTAAGTTGAAACCACGTTTGATAGTGGATGCTATAAAAGACCTTGTTTCCTATAGTAATCATACCATATTCCACAATACGGACGGGGCATACAATTTTATCCCGGTTGGTGATGATGATGAGGGGAAGGCTGAAAAGGCCAAGAAACTTGTCGATCACGGAGTATATTATACTGGGGCTAAAATGGTTTGTAAGAGTATTGCCCGTGATGCCGCCATTGTTGGGATAGGTTATGGAATGATAAACCAACATTCCGAAGATAGATTGGTTCCAAAGAGTACAAAGAATTTTCTGGGCAAGATTTTCAATGTTGCGCCAAGTATGGAGAGACGGGAAATCTATAGTGGAGCCAAACTAAAGAGATTACTACCCGAATCTGTATTCCCGCAGAAGGTCAAACAATGGGAAGATGTTTCAGCTATTGCCCGTATATATTTAACACCAATATCTTATTTGATAAATCAGACAGTTCCGGGTGGATTACTGGAGAGGTATTCTAAAGAAATCCGGGGATTGAAACGGACAGAAGTTAGCGACCCAGACGAACAATTCAATATCTATAAAGAGAACGAAGGCGATCAATTCAAGGATAGAAACATCCGTGATTTCCGAGTAAAGATAGGCGAATTATGGCAACTCGCCATGTATGGTGGAGATAAGTTTCCTACTTGGTATAGATTATGGATTGCTGATTTTGATAATGGAGACAGACAAGAACCATTAGTAATCGGTTTTCAAAAAGACCCAATGAAGACCGGTTATCATAATATCTTAAGAGCTATTATATTTCCTAATCCCGATAGGATAAACGGTTATGCTGTCCCGGAAATGTTAAAAGACCTCAATCTTGAGATGTTTTATAAACGTAACCAAGTTATCGACTATGTTAATCTTTTGATGGCTGTTCATGGTACTATCTGGGGTAAGGATAACGGATTACCTAAAGACGATATAGTAATGAAGATTGGCAAATACAAATCTCTTAAAACAGGTAATCCCAAGGAATTGCATACGGTTACTCTCGATGTTACGCCAGTGACTGCTGCTTATCAGGAAATCGGTTTGATAAAACGGGATGTTGAGGAAACGATGGCGCAAAATAAGATTTCGTCCGGTAAAGACCCGATTAGACGGGAAGCTGCTACAATCGGAGCCATTATAGACGAAAATGCCAAGATACGCCAAACAGACCCGATAGAGGAATTGGAGGAGTCTCTCATAAAACCTATGGCTATGAGTTATCTTGTTCAGGCGCAGATATTTATGACAAGCGCACAGAGAATTAGAATACTCGGCAAGAACGGTTGGGAGTGGGAGATGGTAGAACCAAGCGATATACAAGGTGCATTTGATGTTGAATGTGTAGCCTCAAGTCAAATTATACCACGTGCCATGAAACAAGCGAATGCAAATGCTATAATAAATACATTCGGAAATAATCCATATCTTGCCCCTAAATTAGATTGGGGGGAGGTTTATAAAGCTGTATGCGATCTTATGGAATGGCCTCAAGCTAAGAAGTTTCTTAAAGATCCGACAATGCTACAAGAAGAAATACAACGCGAAGAGGACTTCATGCTTGAGACAGGTATGGTATGGATTGTATTGCCAAGTGAGGACGATGTTGCACATCTTAATTCGCATATGCAACGTATTGCCGGTATAGATAATGGTAAAATGCACATCCAAGATCATTTGAACAGTATGAAAATTAAACAAGGACAAATAGGTGGTGTTGGTCAACAGACATCTCTTTATACGAATCAGGGCGAGGCGTTAAACGATATGGCTTCGACCAATGCCCCCAAAGCTATAGGACGATAGGATGAAAACATTATTGACTCCAGAACAAGAAAAATGTATTGCCATTTGGGAGATTATCAAAAGTCACAACTGGAGATATATTGAGGGGTTAATAACAGAGCGTATTATAAACGCTAAACAAACGGTGTTCGATGCAAAGGGAGAGATAGCGGACTTTGATCGTGGTTACGGTACAGGTTTGCAGGAACTTCTTAATGTATTGGACGATTATTCTAAAACTGGTTCGGAAATCCTCAATAACGAGGAAGAGTCTGAATCTTAAAGGAGATTTTGTGTCAGAAGAAGTGAAGGAACCCACAAAGGGACAGCCTTCCGGCGATGTTGCGGAAAAAGCAGAATTACCGGACAAAAAGGGAACCGAATCCGGAGCAAAGGAACCGTCTAAAGCGGCAGACCAGAACTCGGATAAAGGAAAGCCTGATTATGTTTCGAGAGATGAATACGTTAACATCCAAAGATTAGCATCCAAAAAAGACCAAGAGATAGCCGAACTCCGAAAAGAGTTAGAAGGTGTCAAAGGATTCCAGAAAAAACTGGAAGGTGCTTTTGGAAACGCTTCGGATATTAACTCAACACAGAAATCTAAAAAGGTTTTCACACCACAAGAATTACGGGTTACAGCCGACAGGTGGAGACAAGAGGGCAATATTGACGAAGCATCTTGTCTATCTTTAGAGACTCAAGCGGATATGCTTGAGACCATCAACCAGTTTAAGGCAGAATCACAACGCAATGCTCAACTTAATCAGGCAATTATGGAATTATCGAAACCCGATAGTTTGATAAAACCTGAATCAATAGATTGGGTTGCCGTTGGCAAAATTTCTGCTGAAGAAAACAAGGATTCTATTTCGGCCTTAGACAGTTGGATAAAACGTAATTTGAGTAAGGTGTTGGAGCCGATTATAGCAGAAAAAACAAAAACGCTAAAAGAACAACTTGCGGCTCGGTCTTTAGACGGTGATGACGTTGACAATCTTACAGAAGAACAGAAAAAGGTTGCCTACGAAGAACACGCCAGAATAGGAGACCCCCGACAATGGAAAAAGAAATAAGAGGATAAATGCCAACCATTTATGACCAAGTAGCAACTTCACAAGGATTTTCTACAAATGAACGCCCAGTTTCAATGTATGAAAATATGCTTGTGGATTACCCGGAGGAAACTCCGCTTACTACTTTCATGTCCAGAGCTAAATTCAGGACAGCCGGTCGTTATCAGATAAACTGGATGAACGACATTGAAGTTCCCTATACTATTACCGGTTTGACGGCGGCTTCCACCGGCGACATTACCGGTGTAACCGATTATACCCGTCTTAAAAAGAACGATATACTTGTAAACCCTCGCACGGGCGAAGGTATGCAATTAATCACTTCCGACCCGTCTTCTACTACAATCGCATCGGCGGCTGTTACTCGTGGAATTATGGGTACTGCGGCTGCGATTCTCTCTACTGATATACTCTTCATCTTACCGGCTGAAATGGAAGAGGGTGCTGCCGAAGTGCAGACTCGTTCTGCCGTGAACGAAGAAGACTACAACTATATGTCTATCATCCAACACGCTATTAAAACAACCAATTCCGCAGAGGCAGAGGACACCGTTTTCGGCGTTGACAAACGCACGGACAACATCCGTAAACTCTGGCGTGAATGGAAAATAAAATGCGAGGTTAAGGCTTGGTTGGGTGAACGCAGACGTACTGCTACTGCCGGTGGTCTTTATACCGGTGGCTGTGGCGGTATCTATGATTTCCTGAAAAACGGTACTCATCGTTGGGAAGTCAACGGATTATTGACCGAACAGGGATTCCGTTCCAAGCTACGTGATCTTTATACATCTCATCCGGGTGATGTCAATGTGGCTTTCTTCGGTTCACCGGATGCGATTGGTATAGTCGAGGATTGGGCGGCTGATAAGATACAAACAAGCGTGAACGCCAGTCAATGGGGTTACAATATCAAATCGTATAAAGGCGTATTTGATATTGATTTAATTCCTGTACCGTTATTCGCCGCTACCGATACGACTAACGAATGGGGATTCATTCTTGATATGTCCCAGTTCATCGGTTGTTACAAAAAAGGTCGTTCTCCGTTATTGCAAAAGGGTGTCCAGCTTCCTTATGCTGATTACAAGCTCGACTTAATTCGTGGTGAACTTTCGATGTACAGATTTAACGAAAAACGTCATGCGTTCCTTTCTGGAATCAGAGGATAAGGAGATTATATATGGCATCTTTTAACTCTCTTGCGATGGCTAAATTAACGGCTGCTACTGCTGGCGGTGCGGTGGAAACCAGTGCAACCGGTTCGCCGATTATGTGGATAGGGTATCTGGGGGATACTGATTCAGGTGCTACTATTGCAGTTTCGGCCAGTGGTGATATAGCGGTTACTACCGATGGGACAACTGCCGATACTACTGTTAATACAACCGGGACTATTGATTGTTCCACTCCCGGAGCCTCGACTAATACTTTTGGGGAGGTGGCGGCATTAATCAATGCCTCCGCTAACTTGTGTTGTGTACTTTTGGGTGTTCGTCCAGAAGACAGTACCGATAACACGATTGCCGTATTTACCGAAACGGATATTTCTACTGCGGCCTACAAAACAAGTGGTATATTCCTTTATGGTGATGGTGCAGTGACTCCCTACAATACCTGTTATGCGATTTCTGGTTTCATGCCTAATCTACCGGAGAATCTTAAAACCGGTCTTCATAAGGGTGATCCTGATACAAATTGCTATTCGGTGTTACAGGCCGTTGAATGTCTTAATAACTTTTCGGCGGCTGGTACTATCTATGTGTATTCGGCTAATCAAACAAGTTCCACTCTGCTTTGGTCGAGAGCTTTGACCGACAACACCAAGACTAATTATGGTAAAGAGGGTGGTTTCATGTTTAGGTCTAAGGACGGCGAACGGTTGATTGTGACTATGCGTAACGATCAATCGAGTGCCAATGATTACTTGAGAATAACTGGTTATACTGTGGATGTTACGAATAAATATCCCAGAATGGGTTATTCTTTAACTAATGCGTTACTGTAAACTTTAAATCCGGCTGGGGGGTAGAATTTCCGCTATCCCCCAGACCTATTGGAAGGGAATTTTTTATGTTCACACAAGCACAACGAGAGGCGAAAAGCAAGCAAATGAAGGAATATTGCGCCAGAAAAAAAGCGGATGCACTCGCCAAACAATCGTCTCAATGCGAATCTGTTGCTACAAGTGGAACTCCTACTATTGAGGAAACTACTTTGGCAATAGAGAAGGCTGCCATAGATACACCGTCCGTAGAAGAAATGGACAACGATATAATGGGGGGGAGAGAACCATATAAGTATGAAGACGACAATGAAGAGGATATACCTGTTAATGTAACCTATCTTACTGTCAGTCGAAACTTCTGGTTAAGTTTGGCGAATTCTCGCAGGGGCAAGACTCTCGTTGACGGCACTAAGGTGAGAGACTATATCATCAAGTTCCGTGATGGCCGTTATGTTTCCAAATCTCTTGATGAACGCAAGGGGATAGAAACATCTCCGGCGTTTCTGAAAAAAGAGATTGAGATATTCAGCAAGGGCGTGAAGCCGTTATATCCGGAAGTAAAACGGTCGAAAACTGTTTTGCCTCCACTTGCTAAGATCGAGCAATCTCTTGGTATAAACGGTGCGGATGTTTCCCCAGAAGTAGCCGCTAAGGTTTTTGACGATTGGGAAGGAAATAATAGTGGTGGAAAACCGCCAACTATTAACGATATATAGGATGTGATAAATGACAGATGAAGCAATGCTCGATTCGGTTGCCATAAACCCGATTGTAGGTAAAGAAAAAGAAGATATACGCGAGCAATTCAATTATGCCAAGAAACTTGTTTTACGCACTATGCACAGGTTAATAAAGGGATATTGGCGTAAAGAGAATAGTCATTTTACTCTTAGTTCTGGTGCTACTTCGGTTAATTTGGGAACTTACTTTTCTGATATAGATGAGGTCAAATACTTTTGGCTAATACCATCTGGAACAGGAACTGGTAAAATAGACATAAAATCAGAGAAGTGGTTTAGAAATACGTTTCCCCAAGCGACAGATACAGGCGAGCCGGTTTATGCCGTATGGTTGACGGATAATACTTTTAGGTTCTACCCTACGCCTGATTCCGATATGACCATTTACTTATCATATTTGTTCATACCTGATTTTTCGAGCATTACTTCTTTCCCTGAAAAGTTTAGCGATATAATTGAATATGGTATATTATCGTTTTTTGAGGATGCCCCTTCTCCTACCAATAATTATACGAAGGGCAAATATACTATGTTATATCATAATATGCTTGAGAAGTTGGATGTTGATCCAGCTCCCACTCCCGAATGGGAACCGGAACTGATATTTGGCGAGGGTCAAGAAGACATTAATGATGCTATGGATAGTCTGGAGAGAATATGAAAAAGATAATTCTAATTTTGTTTCTGCTTTTTAGTGGAATAGCTGAATCCCAGATTGTCAACGAGGCCGAATCCGATACGTTTTATGTTGTGGAAGCACGGGCGATGTTGAGATATTGTCTCAACGACTATGATGTCTCTGATAACAGATTCTGGCCTGATTCTGTATTAAATAGTTATCTTAATCAAGAATGTCAGAAGATTGCGGCAAGCGGTGTAATCGAGAAACGTGATACGGTGGTATCGGCGGCCAACACTCTTTTTTATGCGCTTAATACAAATTTCATGGAAGCTCGTGGTGGCATGGTAAAGATAGATGGACGTTGGACATATCTTAGTAAGTTAGATTCTACCAGTTTTGGCATACTTGAAAAGTGTGATACAGTTGTAACCCTTAGTGGTAATATATTTTACACATTGAACAATGATTTCTTGGTAGCCATTGGTACAATGGTAAAGATAGATGGACGTTGGACATATCTTAGTAAGTTAGATTCTACCAGTTTTGGCGTACTTGAAAAGCGTGATACAGTTGTAACTCGTAGTGATACGATGTTTTATACATTAAACAATGATTTCTTAGTAGCCATTGGAGCAATGGTAAAATTAAATTCTGGGTGGAGCGAACTAATAAGATTCGATACATCTGGTTATGGTCAAGTACCTAAAAGAGATACCATCATATCGGTTGCTGGGAAATTAGATTATTCTCTTAATCGTGATTTTATAGTCTGTGATGGAGTAATTATTAAACGTGATGCACGTTGGTCAAGTTTAGTTCCAGTTGGATTAACTGGTGATAACAGATTCGGTTCCACAAGCAATAAACAGGCCATAACATCATATTATATTTCCAACAAAACGATGTTTCTTGATAGTCCCCCGATAGATGGCGGCGATACTCTTATTGTAATTTACTATGCCAATTCTATGATGATTTCTGATAAACGATTAGTTGTCAATTCTCCAGTTACTGGTGATAGCATAATTATTTTCTATAAAGCTGGTTCATTTACTATTTCTGATAAAAAGTTGGTGATAAATTCTCCGGTGACTGGAGATAGCATAATAGTCTTTTATAAAGCCGGTGCATTTACTGTTTCCGATAAAAAGTTAATTATAAACGCTCCAGTTTCCGGAGATAGTATTATCGTGTTCTATTCGGCCTATGCCAATAATTTAAGTAGCGATTCGGTTGTGATAAACTTGCCATATAAATATCGTGAACAATTAATACAGGGAGCGTTTACTCGTGCAAAAACTGCTTATAGCATGTAATCTGTTATTAATATTTTGTCTGTCAGCAAACGGGCAGGAATCTCAAATGTACACCGTTAATGATTTTAGTGGTGGTATGCAGATATATAAAGATTCGTCTATGCTAAATCCTAACGAGGCATTGGACATATATAATCTGATGTTTGATAATGCCGGTAGTTTGACTAAGCGGCATGGCATTAATTATTGGTCGATTAATCAATGCCCATCGGGGGAGACATTGAAGACTATTTACTATCTTAATACTACTACTGGCAAGAGTGTGTTTTTGGCGGCAACACAGAAGTATATTTATAAAAACACAACTATAGATTCATCTCTTGGATGGACAAATAAACTTGGGTACAATAAAGGTACTGTAAAAATTTATCACGATGACAGTTTGGTGTATGGTACTAATACGTGGTGGTTGGTAGGTATAAAAGAGGGTGATTCGCTTGTTATTGGTGATTCTACTTATGGTGTACATACAATAAAAGCTGATACTTGTTTCTCTATTGGTAGAACATTTAATGTTGCATCCGATTCTGGATTAAGTTATAAAATAACCAGAACTCTTGTTGGGGAACCATATATAACTTCATGGAATAACAAAACATATATAGCCGATAAACATAGTCCAGCATTTGTTGTTGATGATTCCAGTTTGGTATGGTTAAATTTGGTAGATAGTGGAATTGTCGATTGGCGGGAGATACAAGATACAGTTTGGTATGATACCGTTGGTAAAATTGAATATTATGGTTATTATAATTATAACAGCGAACATAATAGATATGGATGGTTTTTTGAAAGGTCTATATATATAGATGATGGTAATATATATGATACTATAGCAACACTATTAAACCAAGACTGGATTCATCATAACGAAACATTTATTGCGAGAAATGATTCTATATATTATTATCAAAATGCTTCGGACACCATGTATGATGTGGTTGCTATGTGGCAAGATACTACTGGTTCTTATACTGGTTTCAGATATTTGGCTAAATATTCAACTTATGATTCATGTGTTAGTATTAGAAATTCTTTTTATTTTAAAACAACCGATTCTTTACGTTTTGATACCTTATTTGTTCATCTTGCTTATAACCAAAATCCCAATAATTATCCAACTACTTTTTATGAAAGAAGCCCTATACATTGTTATATTACGCATAAAGTTCCACAATCAAATTATTACGCAACTCGTGAGATGTTATCAGCCGTTGATGATGAAGATCATCAAATTTTGTGCCAAACTTGGGGACAAGAGGGTACAAGAATATATGGGGGAAATTATAGTGATACTTCTGCACGGATTTGGACTCCGGCTATTATAGATTCTACATATTCATCATTTAACGATACATCAAAATATTTAGATCAAGATGAATATTCCGGTTATTATATTGTTCCTTGTAGAAATGCTAATAGATATTTGAAGATAGAATCAAATAGTTATAATACTTATAAATTTTCTGATAATGATACTGGTTTAGTCACAAGTGATTCCGTTATTAATTTACATGATAGATATTATATATTTGAATCAATTCCGTATAATAATACTTGTCCAGATAGTATAGAATCATCAAGATTAGATAATATATATTTCCACAAAAATATATTATTTGCTACTGGTTATGAATTATATAAAGGTGACACGGTAGAATCTGGCACAATCTATAATTCAGAGGTTGGATTACCAAACAAAGGGACTACATTTAATGGTTTTAATCTTACACTAAATGCAGAAGACAGGCCAACTGCCATGTTTACCCTAAATGATTATTTGATCTTGGCTTCGAGTAATAAGATATTTTCGTTAAGTGGTAATCCGCCTTCGGTAGATAATAACGGCGTTCTTATCGAGGTGATAAATGGTGTCGGCATACATAATAAATATGCCTATGCCACGAGAGACAAAAATTACGCATATATCTATGACGATAATAGATTCTATAAATTCAATGGCGGGTCTCTTTTGGATATATCCGAGGGAATTTATCCACTTGTTAAAAAGTATGCCGGGGCAAACGGTTATCGTATATTCTATTATGATAACAATGTATATTTTAGTTCGGTAGATTCTAATATGACATTTGTTTATAACGAACCGCTAACGGCGTTTAGCAGGATGTCTGTCGGTTTTGATATTGCCAATACTCAACAAAGTATATTGAGTCGTGGTTATATGTTATTTCTTAATAACATAACAGACCCACGCCGGATTTTCAAATATCCCAATAGTATTTATATGGATAAGATTTCCCCTACCGTTACAGATACATTTGATATAACGTATGAGACTGGATGGATTGACTTCGGGAATATCACTAATCGCAAAAGATTATTCAATACATGGAACCTTATCACCAAAGAAGCGTCATCGGCCAAAGTATATTTAAAATATTATATAGATTTCAATTCCGATGTTTATTGCACAGATTCTATATATACTCCATCATTGTATTTTTATGAGAACATGAAGACAATTAATAGATTCAAGTTTCCGATAAAGACTAAATGCGATTTGATGAAGTTGAAAGTAGAAAGTGGCATACCGGGAAACATTGCCATTGGCCGTTTCTCGATAGAGTTTGGTGTGATCAATAAAGAGAATGGCATAGAAAATTTATATAACGGTGGTAGTGGAGTAGAACCATGACAAGATTATTCAAAGCAATAATTATTTTATTCATTTGTCTTTTGGCTGTTAATACGGTTCCGGCAGATACATCTATATCTGGCTTGTCTAACCGCAAATTGGCCGTTGATGAATATGATAAAAATGAGGAACAACTATATCGTGATGATATGGCCAAGAAGATACAAAACATTGAAAAGCGTTTGTCCGCACTGGAGGCGCAATAATGCCAACTATAGCCGAAGTATTTAAACAGGTTTATGGTGATAGGTTGGGTTATAGCCAATCTTATATCAACAATCTATACAATACGGGAGCAAATACTATAAATAGAGAGGCTGCCTCGGCAATTAAGTCGTCTGCCGCTAATCTTAGTTCGAGGGGATTCTATAGCAATCGTCCAGTTGCCGGTGCAATCGGGCAGATAAATGCACAGAAGGTTCAATCATTGGCTGACTTATCAACAAGTATAAGTAACAAGTCTCAAGAATATGCTCAAAGTCAACAATCATCGTTGTTTAATGCTTCGTCTGAAGAGGCATTGGCCGGGCAACAACAGGAATATACTCTAAAGAACATGAGTGTTCAACAACAGTATGAGTTGGCGCAAATGGCACAACAGTTCCAGTATGACAAAGATTTAACCAAATTGAGAGCTAAGTTAGAAAGTAAGGGTTGGGGGAGTTTATTGGGTACTATTGTAGGTGGTGTTATTGGTACTGCGGTTCCGGGAATAGGTACAGCACTTGGGGGGGTTGTTGGCAATTTGATAGGTGGTAATAGTGGAGAGGGCGAAGGTTAGGAGAATATTATGGGATTCACTAATGATTTCGTCAGAGGCGCACAAGAATCTTTTCCACAAGGTTATCAAACCGGTTCTGATTATCGTAACAGGATGATTCAACTGGAATATCAGCGTGGTCTGGAAAAACAGGCACAGGCCAATGCCGATAGGGAATTTGAACTCCAGAATAAAGAATTTGCATTGACACAGAAAACGACCGAACTTTCCAATAAGGAACTGGAGGCCAAAAACAAGCGTCTTGAGGAATTGAATAAAACCCAACAGGAAATATTCAGTGCTATGGGTCAATTAGAAGATGTTGAAAATGGATTAAAGTTTAAGGCAAAAGTTGGCGGTTTAAAATATAAGACCGGTGGATTAAAGGGCGGAGAATCACGTAAACATGATGTAACTATTGAAGAGTTACCACAGGCCGAAGCATTGAAACGTAAGATACTTGGTTTACAAGGGAAACTTGAGATACAAAAAGGCACAGCGTTGACACCACTTGAAGAGGAAGAGAAAAGAGCGCAGATAGAATCAGAGAAAGCGCAAGCCGGATATTATCGTTCTCAAGGATTAAAGGCGGTTACACCCAAAGAACCAGTTTATCCAGTCGAAGTTGACGGACAGATTATCGGGTTAAGTGGTAAGGATTTCATTGAATATAAGAAACAGTTGGCAACACAATATGACCTAACTTCTAAGGATATGGATACTATTATCGACCTAATGAAAAGTAATCCGGCTTATGAATACGACAAGGATCGTGGTGGTTTTGGAGCAGAAGGATTCGAGTTCAACCGTGAATTTGATAAAACCGTTAAACAATATATGCCGCAGAAGTCTCTTAATAGACAAACAGAGGAAACTCCGGCTGATACTGTGCAAACTGATAACAGACAAACAGAGGAAACTCCGGCTGATACTGTGCAAACCGAGTATGATAAATTAATCGAGTCTAACCCAGGTTGGGGTGCTAATGCCAAGTAATGATGCTAAAAGATTACTTGTTTGGGTATCGCAACATCCAGAAGATGCTGAAAAGTTCAACTGGGTTAACATTGCTAAAGATGAACCAGACTTGAATATCAATCAGATAGCGGATGATTTGGGGTTTGCTCATTTATCGCCGTTGGGTAAAGATATACAACGTAAATATAGTGAATACGAAAAAGAGTTAAGTCAATATCCAGAATCAGATCAGTATTTGAATCCCAAAGTATCTATGGGAGTTGATGAACCGAGTGCAACTCCATCTTTCGGGAGACCTGATTTTTCTGATATTGGTGCTGGTGGGCGTGCTTATAAAGCATTAACCCAAGAAACCGGGATGTCTGAATTTGAATTAGATAAATATCTTAACAAAAATGTTAAGAGAAAAGTTCAAGCATTCGGTGGTGGTGTAGCAAGTGGCATGACTTTCGGTTGGGCTAAAGATAAAGAAGTTGCAGAAGCATACCCCTTTATTGAGGGTATGGGGGATGTTGTTGGGACATTATTACCCATAAGCGGTATTGCTGGCGGTGTTAAGGTTGGCATGGGAGCGGTTAAGATCGGTCTCAAGGTTGGCGAAAGTGCGTTAAAGGCCATTGGCAAAACTGCCTTAGCTGAAGGCGTATCTGGCGGTGTTTATTCTGGGCTTAAACAAACAATCAAGGGTGAATTTGACCCTACGGCAATAGCAACAGAAGCGGTTACGTGGGCTGGTTTGGGTGCAGGTTTCAAGGGTTTAGGTAAGATTGTTTCCAAACTTAAAGATGCCAGAACTGTAACCAGACAGGCAAAAGTTCTAAAAGAAGAAATAGAATCTTATGGTGGTGTTAAGAAACCACTTGATGAATACAGAAAGTTTATACAGGGCGGCGGTAAGTTTGAGAATAAGTCTGCCGATGTATATCCCGAATCGGTTACAAGTAAAGCCGGTCTCAAACAACAATTAGTAGAAGAATCTACGGCGGCAGAATTAGAGTCTAAAAAGGCATTAGGTTTAAAACAAAAAGGTATGCCCCAAGATGTTACTATACCATCTAAGACCGATGATGAATTGCGTGTCGCTCGGACTGCCATGCGTGAGCAACTGATGGACAATGTTTCTACTATTGAAGATGAGATAGAAGGTTTATCCAATCGTTTACGGCAGAATATAACTACTGATGAATCCCAAGTTATTGGTAAACAAATAGAGAATCTGTCCGGCAAATTAGATACAATAGACCCAGCCGGTATATATCGTAAACCTTCCAAGTTATCATCGGAAGCCGGTTTCGCCTCATTCCCTTCGCTGGATGATTTGCGCCAAGTTAGAGACCGTGCCATTAAGGGAGCCAACAAAATCGACCCGTTTGGTATGCCGGGAGATAAAATAGTCTATCATCCTATCGGTGAGAAGTTCACTAATATGCTCGAAAAGAGTTATGCGTTTGGCCGTGCTATTGAAGGCAGAATAGGGGTTATTTCCGATACTATCAAACGTCCAAGTAGGGTATTACCATCTGGTAGAAAAAAGATAGAATTGGCTGCCGAGACTTGGATGGAGAGATATGAAAAAGGATTACCGCAGGAAACGCCGGAGTTACAGGAACTTGCCGACAAATTCAAAGAGATAACGGGAATACCAGTTCCGATTGCTCAACAATTAGATGTTAAGGTTAGCCATCAGATAACTAAAACTGGTAAACGTGGTGGGACAATAACTAAAACTATTGTGAAAGAGTTCCAACCCAGAGAGAATTATGTCCCCCATTATGCGACACATGATGGATATATAACAATGGTATCGCAAACTGGTAAAGTTTGGGATGCTCTTATTCAGAAATTAAAAGATGATGGTAAATATTTCAAGGGTATAGAAGAATATATTAGAAGCAACGCCGACAAAGGCAGAATTATAATAGAAAAATCCGGTTCTCTTGAAAAGGAGAGGACGTTGGATTTGCCTCTTTGGGTTATAGTCGATGGTAAAAGGGTTAATATAATAGAAACTAATCCATATAACATTATCAAAAAGTATGGGGACAATGTTTCTAAGCGTCTTGGTATAATAAGTCAATTCGGTCAAGATGATAAGGTTATTAAGCAGATATTAAAAGATTCTTATGACGATATGTATGTCCACGACAAAATCAAAGATATGTGGGGTTTTATGAATGACGTGGACAAAAGATATTATAATAATGGATTTATGCGTATATTCAGGCCATTAGAGGCTTTGGTGATGGCTGGACAATTATCCGGTGCGACCGTTTCTAACATATTCGGGTTTGTACCAAGCGCTATGAAATATAGATTGATAGATACTATAAAGGGTATGACCGATGTTATGACCGCCAAACTTGGTAATATACCAGCCGCCGAAAGAATAAAAATTCTACGTATGGATGATGCTTTTGGGCGTGATATGTTTACCAATCTGGCAATGACTGAAGGTATTACTGGTGCAACAAGTAAGATTACCCACGCTACGTTTAAAGTGTCCGGGATGTCGTTGGTAAATAGGGCTATTAATAAAGCGGCTTCTGGTGCGGCCATCCGGTCTTTTGAACATGGACTTGAGATAATTAGACGTGGTGATGATAACTTATTCAAGAAAATATACGGTGGAGATTCGGCTACATACATACGCCAGTTCAAACGTGATTATCGTTTTACGGATGCAGATATATCAGATATGTTGAAAAACGGTATATCAAAAGAGCAACGGGCTATTATAGTGCAAAAGGCTCCGGCTTTGACAAATGCTTATGGTGAAAGTGTTGCTAATAGACCACTCTGGATGAGACACCCAATATCGCAAAGGGTGTTTGCTTATACATCGTTCCCCAGAGCTATGGGGAATATCGCTAAATACGCAACGGTAGAAGCGGCGCATGGTAACGTAGTGCCTTTGGCTAAATGGCTTGGTGGTAGTTTAGCGGCAGGCGAGGGGATTATATGGTTAAAGAATTATCTTAAGAATAAAGAACGCCAAGACAAGAATATATACGCCAGATTATTTAATGATATGTTGGCGGCGGCCAGTTTCGGCGTAATGGGAGAAATAGGGCAGAGTTTATATTATGATGTTTCTTCTGGAGTTAAACCGGGTGAAGCGGTTACTAATATTATGACCGATATGCCGGTATTAAATGGATTGGCGGAAGATTTTACTTCTGCTTTGGAGTCCATACAGAAGAAATCATTTGTACCATTTGCACGGAATAAGGTTAAGAACCTTCCGGCTGCACGTATAGCCAGAGGAATGGCAATAAGAATACTCGATCCCCATGAGGCTAAACGTGAACGCAAATATGGTTTGAAAGTGAAGAAGTATAAGAAATATGATTTGTGGAATACAAAAGAAGCATTAATTTTAGAGTAGGGCGGCGGCGATATGACAGTAAATGATTTCGGCAAATTCAACTGGTCGGGTATAATCATCTCTGTATTATTGGTGATTGTTACGGCGGCTGTGACTTACGGGATAACGGTCAATGGTAATTTGGCTGATACAAATCAAAAGATAGCGGATGCTAATGTATCTGTGGCTGTCTTGGGGACACAACAAATTAATACCCAAAGGGATGTGGATAGAATTTGTGGTTTACTGGAACAACTAATTGATAAGTTGCCGGAGACAAAGGAGACGAGATAGATGTTTTTTCTGTATTGGTGTATAATCGGAATGATATTTATTGTAGTATTAGATAGAATGTTTACGATTAAAAAAGGAGAGATGGATTGAATAAATTAACGGTTCAGCAAATTAATGAATTAAGTTTAAAGCCCCATGTTTGTTCGGCTTATGCACTTGGTAAACTTTATTCAAGCACGGGTACAAAGCAAGGTAAGATTGGGGCGTTACAATCCATGCAACGAATCCCCAATATGCCAGAGTTTGCCGAATGTAGTGATGGTTTAAAAGAGATTGTCTTGGCGGATATTAACAGGTTGGGAAGCGCCAAAAAGTGAATAAATTAATCATCATAATCATTTGTCTATTATCATCGGCGCTATGGGCAAGCCATATAACCATTACGAGCTTGCCCTATACCACTACCAGAAGCGGCACGGCGAGTGAATACGATACTCTGTTTCTGGATGGGACTAAACTGTCGAGTGCAACGAATGGCATTATAATCCAGCATAATTATATCGTACTTAATCTTGGAACTGATACTCTGGCGTTTGGTGCCGATTGCGGAAATGCTTATAATGGCATTACTTTTTACAATGGAGTACATGACATTATAATTTACAAAGGTTGGATTATTTACAGCCCGGACTCCATACATTGGGATGCTGCTTATGTTGATAATGCGAGTCTAAGTTATACTTATCCTCCCGCCAACAATAATAACGAATGTCTTGAAGTAACTGGCGGATATAATGTTTTACTTGATAGCTGTAATATGATTGTCGGTGGATGGAATGGGCAAATAATAAATTGGATTTCCGCAGCGGGTTATTATTGGCCTTATCAATGGGAGATACGGGGGGGAAATTATTGGAATAATTGTACTGGTTTTTATGATCGCTGTGGTGGAACCGCAGTATCGTTTAATCTGTGGTCATACGATACAACGTCCTCTTATACCGTCAAAATACATGATATCGTAATGCACAATTCACCGCATATGGCTATGCGTATTTATCGCAAAGCACAAGTTTATGCTTGTTCTCTTAATCTCGATGTACAAAATGTGTTTTTTACATCGCCGTCCGGTAGTGTATGTAAAGGTCTTGGTAATGCTTTCGCCATCGGATTACAGTATGCCCGTCCGGGAGCTACTATCCACGATAATAAGATTACTGCCAGTAGAAATCATAATGGCGGACGTGGTATTGAAGTAAGCGGTATGGGGGGCGGTACTACCGATAGTATGATTACGGTTTACAATAATTATGTGGTATCACATCAAGGGAATGATTATCCAGAAGAATATTTTTTTAGTGGGGGATCGGCTTTTAAATGGCGTAATCCCGTTGAGTATGTTCATGTCTATAATAATACTTTCATAACTTATACAAAGGGTGAATGTTGTTTAACGCAGGATTGCAGAGATGCCGATACGATAAAATGGGCTGATGGACGCTCTGCGTCTTTCTATAATTCGATTGGCAGTTTGTCGGAATATTCTGACTCCACTCCCTACGCTCCTGCAAATAGTATATTTGAGAATAATAATATTATATGCCTCGCTCTTGATAATCTGGCGGAGGCGTATGGCATGAGTTTTGAAACTATAGGTGCTGGTGATTCTACAGTCAAAACAAGCGATTGGAGTTATAATAAAATACAATCAAATAGCGAGGGTATTAGATTTGGCGAATTTAATGGTTCAGGGAGTAATGTCATCCTTGTCGGCGATACGATTGTTGGCTTAGATTCCAGTTATCGGACAGGTGATTTTTATTCGGTTTATTTCTTTTCCTCTAATTGCACCTCAAATGTGATGCGGGATTTTGTATTTCAAGGGTTAGCAGAAGATAAAAGTGTTGGTTATAATTCTGGCGTATCTAATTGCGATGTTGCATTTGAACGAACCTTGCAAGTATTAGTAGTGGATAGTTTAAATTATCCCTATCAGGGGGCAACCATAAGAATAACAAATGATTATGGACAAACAGTGGGTTACGATACATCGGATGCCAACGGTTTAACCGGTATAATGTGCAGGTATCATTGGGATGCGGCTTCTGGAGATTCTATCGGTTATAATCCCTTTGATATATTTGCATCTTATGGATTAGATTCTGCCTCATCGCTTAATTTTATATTGAGTGATTCTATTTTTACCGACACTATCCAATTAATTCACACAACCGGAGAAATAGAAACATTATTAACTGTGACCATAACAGCAACCGATACATCTTATAATTATGTTACAATCAGAGATACAATAGTGACTCAATATTGCGATGATCTTGATTCAATTTTTTATATGTTTTCTTCTAATAGCGGGCTTGCTTGGGACACGACCGTTGTATTAAATCCAACAAATCCGCAAAGTCACCAATTTTCAAGTTTAAACCCCAGTACTCAATATCAGTTTAAGGTTAAGATATTTGGCTGTGGCACCAAATATGATGAAAGCAATACATTGGCAATAACAACTGAAGCCTCGACACCGTCAACCACTAAAAAATATGTAATGATCAAAAAATAAAGAGGAGATAAAATGAAAAAATTATTAATAGCGGTGATACTTTTATTATCAATTTCGGCCTACGCCGCAGACGGATATCTTGGCGTAACTGACACAACCGGTTCTGGCACGAATACGGGAAACTTATACGGTTACAAAAGGGCTTTGGCCTACGTCATACCAACAGCTGATATAACTGTAGATACTATTTATATCTTGGTTAACAACCCTTCGGGATATTATGCCGACAGGGTTATGGGCGCAATTATGAGAGCCGACACTTCTTTGCTCGGTAAGTCCGATTCGGTGCAAGTAAATGCAAATAGTGGTAAGATATGGTTAGCTTTGCCAATGGCCGGACAAGCGATGAAAAAGGATTCAATATATTTCATCGGGGCTTGTGCAGAATCTCTCACGCAATGCTATAGATTAACAAGTGGAAGTGATGATACTACAGTATTTAAAACGGAAGCATGGAATGGAACATGGGATAACCCTGAAACCGGTTGGACGACAAGTAATGGAGGAAAACTATGGATGTATCTGGCATATACAAACGCGGCGGCGGCGGTCGACACGGTAACTAATGCCTCTGTCGATTCTTCCCATAGCGACTATGCGATTGAAACCGACTCGATAAAGATCAAGTTCACCATGAGTTCTCAAGTAAACGATTCAGTCTTTGCAACATTAGCTACCGATGGTTATCCCGATAGTTCTTATATCTCTAAACGTAAAGCATATACAGCCAGCTCGACCGATTCATTCTGGGTTGCAAATACTGATCTTATAGAAACCGACACGGCCTATGTTTCTATCTGGGTTTGGGATGCGGTCGATGGCTGGAGTACGCGGGTACAGGTCTTTAAGGTATTTAGGTCTTATATCGATACGGTTGCAAGTTTTGCCGCTGATTCGATTGCGTGCGATTTTGAGGATAATAGTGACTCGGTAAGATTCAGGTATGTAACAAGTTCACAAACCGTGCCTGATTCCGTGTTTATTGCGTTTTCTACATCTGCCTATCCAGATAGTTCAACGATAAATAAGCGTTTGGCCTATACCGCTTCTGCTACTTGCACAACCTATTATGTATCGAGCGGGGCGACCGAACCCTATACACTTTTCGCTTCCATCTGGGTGCGCGATTATCTTGAGGGTTGGAGCGCGCGTAAGACGACATCGATATACTTTTATGATCAGCCGGTAATTGAGTCGATTACTGTTATCGATACTGGTGCTACAAGTTTTAAAACGAGAACTGTATTTTCTACAATAGCCGGAGCCGCCGATACCATATTTTCATATTGCAGTACTTTCAGGGATAGCGTTCTGAATTTATCGGCTTCTTATTGTATCGATACGACATTGGCGAAGAATAGCCCCTGTACTACTTTATTTATTGGATTCTCCGCCGAAACAAAGATTTATTTCCGTAGATTGATTTGCGATTATGGGGCGAGAGATACATCGGCCATAGACTCAATAACTACTTTAGCCGCCGGAACCGATGAGTGTTGTCTTGAAGATATTAATTATATGATGACCGAGAAATATCTGGCGGTTATGATCAAACTTGAGGAAATACTGGATTCGGTTAAAAGCAATGCAGAAAACGGATGTGATGAGACATTAGATTCGCTTAATAACTACTATGCTTATCAGACATATAAGATAGATTCATTGTTGGCTTTCATAAAAGCGATGCCCGATACAAGTGATCTTGCGACAACGTCTCAAATAGCGGATTCGGCGGCGGCAAGAGTACAGCAAATCTTAGGAGATTCTATCGCCTATCTCAAGGAACAATTAGATTCGCTACATACCTACGAGATAGGCAGGACTGGGGGCTATGCGTCTTTGTCGGATAGGATGGGGAGTTTTGGCGTTACTGATGGGTCTTCATCTGTTTATTCTATGCACGGATTTATGGAGGATCTCATAAGACAACCACTTGATACATTGGGGATTGATCTCGATACTGTTAGAATATATGTCGGCAAAAATGGAGTATCTACATCCCAAACTTCTTTATTTATGCTGATAAATGGGCTTTCCGGTACGTGCATTGATGACAAACTGGATTCGATTAATAGGAGCGTGGACAGTATTGAAGCTATTGTTGATAGGGTTACCGATACCTTATCAGTAGTGTTTGATGGTGTTTTGCATGTTACTGATAGTATTTATGCTTGGGATGACGACATTGCGTTTATAAGCCCGATAAAGAGTAAAACAGACAGTTTACATTTCAGGGGTGATTCCACATTATCTACCGGAACTGGTGGTATGGCTACCCTGCCCGATAGTCTCTGGGAAAAACTCGACTCGGTTAATGCCGCCGTCTATGGCATAACTGGTGCAGGTTCGGAACTTTGTTCTCTTATCGTTAAGGACACGGCCTCATCCTATGTCGCTGACGCACGTATCGAGGTATGGTCTGTTGATGGTAGTACCAAGAGGGTGCAAAGTGTCTATACTAATTCTGTAGGTCGATATATTGTCCATTTAGACACCGGCTACAGTTATAAAGTTGTGGTTACGGCCAATCTCTATAACCAACTAATAGACACCATCACCGTCCATAAAGATTCAGCATGGGTATTATTGGTTACCCCGTTCTCCACCAGTACCTGTAATGTAACCGGAACCGTCTATAATAATAGCGGTACATTAGAGCCGGGAGCGCAAGTATTAGCATCGCTCAAATCTGATAGCACAATAGTTACTTACAATGATTACTTTATTGACACAGATCACTGGGGAGCCGTAACAAAAACAAATTCAAGTGGTATATTCACGTTGCCATTGATACCTAACTCCTATTTATCTGATACAAGTTCCACTTATACGATTACCATCAAGTATCGTAGCGGTAATACCGATGTAATACGTGGCGTTAAAGTACCGGCACAATCGACATGGGATTTGGAAATTTAATAAAAAAACACTTGACAGAAATTCCGGCAAATGTTATATTTGCTTGGAGGTAATAATAAATGGGATCGGAATGTTCACCTTAATACAACGGCAAAGACGCAAGAGATTTCGTTTTGAAAAACATTGACTTGTCCGGCTCGTCCTTGTACACTGACGATTACAGAGTGTATTCCAAGATGGGGAAGCTTGCGGAGCATGAAAGCGTCAATCACAGCGCAAAGCAATACGTCAACGGGAATGTGCATACAAACGGAATCGAAGGATATTGGGCGCTCGTAAAGCGGGCATGGTATGGACAACATCATCACTACGCTAAAAAATACACGCCTCTTTACGTTGCAGAGGCAAGTTTCAAATTCAACAACAGGAAAATTGATTCTTCGGAAATTTTTGTAAAAGTTATGAAAGAGGCAATGACATGTACACTTTCATAGATTTGTTTTCGGGAATCGGCGGCTTTAGATGCGCCCTTGAAAAAAGAGGACTGGAGTGCGTCTTTTCGTCCGACATAGACGATAAGGCAAACGAAGCGTACAAGGCGAATTTCGGAGACAGTCCGCATGGCGATATTACGGAAATACCCGAAAAGAAAATACCGAAGCACGATATTTTATGCGCGGGTTTTCCCTGTCAAAGCTTCAGCATTTCTGGAGACCGCAAAGGACTTGACGACAACAGGGGACGGCTTTTTTACGACATAGTGCGTATTGCTCAATATCATCAGCCATATATCATGCTTTTGGAAAACGTGAAAAACATCTTGACGGTAGACGGCGAGAAAGTCATAAAAACGATTGAAACAAAACTTGACGAAATAGGATATACGGTTCAAAAGCACGTTCTCAATTCCTCGTTTTACGGAATACCTCAAAGCAGGGAACGGGTTTATTTTGTTTGTCTTCGCAAAGACATAAAATCAGAGAACGTGAAACTTTCATACCATCCGCCGAAACAACAGAGAAAAGACATCTATCTGGAAAACATATTGGAAGCGGAAGTAGACAAGGCCTTGTTTGTCGATAGAAAAGACATGAAGATTGAACGCCAAGCGGAAAAGCACGAATTGAGACCGATACGAATCGGCCACGTCAATAAGGGCGGACAAGGAGAGCGGATATACAGCATAAACGGACACGCCATAACGCTGTCTGCATACGGCGGCGGCGTTGGGGCGAGAACGGGGCTTTATCTTGTTGACGACAGAGTGCGCAAACTTTCGATTAACGAATGCAAGACGCTTATGGGATTTCCCGTTACATGGAAAGTAAGCGACGGCATTCAAGGGTATCAACAATTAGGGAATGCAGTTATCCCCATCATGGTCGGGAACGTATATGACGCAATCAAAGTTCAGCAAGCCTAACAGAAACGCATACATAGGCAGAAACGTCGAAATATTATTCAAAAACAGCATTGGCGACAATCCAAACGTCATATTGAAATTGCAAAAAGCGTTTTCAATGAGGTCAAAAGAGCCTTGAAAAAAGAGGGCCGGAAAGTGATTATCGTCTGGGAATGCCAAACGACAAAAGAAACATGGATTAAGAAATTAAAGCCCTAAAGGTGAACATTCCGAATGGGATTAGGAAAACTAAAAGACAATATCGTGATGTCTATCGTAATGAGAACAATTAAAAACAAATTAAAGGAGTCTGGCATGTTATGGAAAATCAAGTCATGGTTTAGTAACAAGAAAACCTATTTCGTGGCAGTTGGTATCTTTTTAGAACAACTGGTAGAATTAGTTAATACCTATTTGACAACTGGCCAGTTTGACGAAAAAGCGTTAGTGGGTATGTTAGCCGGTCTTGGTATCGGAACATTACGGGCGGCAATAGCTAAGGCTATGATTATGTTAGCCCAAATGGTTGCAGAAGCCCAACCCCCCAAAGTGCCTATTTCTGGACAAGATATAAGTAAATCAGTAAAAAAAGAAGGAGAGTAATTATGCCATGCAAAGGCAAAAAAGGTAAGAAAACAGGAGGAAAAAAGAAATGAGTGTTAAAACTGCTGAAATCGAAAAGAAATGGAAGGAACTTGTTAAGTTCTGCAAGACTATTAAGTGGAATAATTTTCTCAAGAAACTTAAAGTATTCGCCATGATAAAAGAACTAATCGACCTAATAGGCGATGAAACCAACATTACGATAAAGTTATGAACCTGAAATACGGCGATGTATTAGTCGGCCATGTGCCGGTTAAGTTTCTTAAAAGCCCTCATGGTTGGATAGTCAAAAAGGTTATCCAACTATGGCAGAAGTACAAGGGATATAAGAACTGGAAGGTTACGCATTGCAAGATAGCGTTATGGAGAACTGCCGAAGGTAAATGGATAATCTTTGAGTTTACATTCCCTTATGCTACATGGACAGAAGTAGATACCTTACCAAATGGATATGAAGTTTACCGCAACCCGGAAGACAAGAATGTCTCCACAGCCATACTCTATGAAGAAACTACTGGACACAATGGCGATTGGTATGATGTTGGTGATTTATGGGAGTTTCTTAAGGGATGTAAAATTGTTATTGGTTTATCCAACGAACACTTTGTATGCTCTGTTGGCATACAACATATCTTGCGTCAATGCGGTATCGACACATGGCCGGATAGGTCGGTAGTACCGGCTGATTTCGCAGATAATTGGACGAAAGTGGGGCAATGAGTTTTGACAAATATTATCCCAATCGCAAGGATTGGCGCAGACAATACTATGGTTCTAAACGGTTTGATTATTCATGCCGTAATCATGGCGGTTGTCCTTATTGCGAAGGGGGACGATTGAGATACCGTAAACTGGCCGATATTTTAACAAAGGAACAATTAGAAGAACTTGTAAGCTGTAAGTAAGGATAAACCCAACAATAGGAGCAAATATTGGAATACCAAAAGATTCAAATCAAAGTCAAATCGACTACCGATAAAATAACCATTCACCCCTTAGCGTGTTTACATCTTACCAATAAGGGCTGTAACACAACTAAACTACGTAGAGATATAGAACATATAAGAGATACTCCCAATACATATTGGATTGGCTTAGGTGACTACGCCGAATATATTCATTACCTTGACAAGAGATTCGACCCGGCCAACACTTCGCCGGATATTACAGTAAACGACATGGCGTATTGGGGAGAACGCACTAACCGTGAAGTCTTGCGTTATTTAGAACCTATTGCCGATAAATGTCTTGGCGTCCATAAGGGTAATCACGAACTAACATTTGAAAAGAGATATGGTTGGAGTCCATCCGAACATCTGGCACACACACTCAAAGTAAAACATTTGGGTTATGAATCTCTAACCGTGATGCAAGTTACCGACAACTCCGGGCGGCATTACTCGAGGGTAATATATGCGACACACGGTTCAGGCGGCGGCAAGAAGCCCGGAAGTCATATCAATAATCTGTCTGATCTTATGACTGGTTACGAAGCCGATATATATATCATGGCGCACAATCATCGACTGATTACTACTAAACTCCGGCGCAAATACATTACCGTTCGGGGTAATCCTCAAGATAGAGACATTGTGTTCTTGACATCTGGCACGTATCTTGATACCAAACAGAACGGTATAGAAGGTTACGAAGTAAAGAAGGGATTCATGCCCTTGCCTATCGGCTGTAGCCATGTTGATATATTTACAGTTGGTGAACATCATAGGGTTGAAATGGAACCCGGAATTTAATTCATCTCCTCCATCATGGCAGGGCTACGGCCTTGTCCTCCGAAACCCCTGCGATCCGCTCCTGTCGTGGGGGTTTCTCTTTATATGCAACGTTCAAGTATTGTGAACAAACGTAAATATTGAACAAAAAATAACCCCGCCATTGGTAGTAAGGCAATGACGGGGGAGTTTGATATTAGATCAGAAAGGCTTTCCCATAATGCCCTTTTGATAACATCAAGATACTACTTTTCGTTTACGTTGTCAAGATAACTCTTTGTTCATGTTTTCTGCCGATATGATTATCCAATCCTCGGCCAGCAAATCAGTTTGACTGGCAAACCACGGGAACCTTGCGCCGTTGGGATAATCAGAATTCCCAAAAACCGTTCCATCTTCGGCGGTCTCAAATTTAGGATATACCATTTCCAGATACGGTAACGGTTGCGGATCTCCCTCGATAGCGGCGGATGTCTTCAATAACTGGACATGAAGACCCTTGCCATTCCATCCCGAACGGCAAATCTTGCCATTGAAATGTTTTACTTGATGAAGTGCATCCTCAAAACAACAAGTTTCTTCCATTATTTTCTCTACCTTTCTTTATAGATTTAGCCCCCGTCTCTCAACGGGGGCAGAACATAGTTTAGCACTCTTGCGTTTTAACAATTACTACGATAGTTTAATTTGCTAAGTCATTCATCATCCTTTCTTTAAAAACATCTTGGTTAATTTGGGGTTGTCCTTTAACAAAGCCAATAATCCCTCCTCTAACCCCAATGCTTGGTTTTCCGTTAAATCTATATTCATTGCGTTTGACAATCCGTGCAGACATTCATGCAACAAAATTCCGGTATTTGTTTCTTCAGCTAATCCTTTTTCGATATATATTTGTTGCAAATCTGTTTTGATTCTTCCCCCACAAACCTTATCGTTTTTGATTAAATTTCTATGGCCGTATGGCAAATACTCTACGGAATATGTTTTACCCAGTATCTTTATGGATTTGATATTTTGTTTCATTTTTTGTCCTTCTTATCGCATATAGTAGTAATGGTCTTCAAGGTTAAATCACGATAGGCATTCTGTACCCATCTAATGGTCATTGGTTTTGTCATATTCTTGCCGAATGTATTAATGTATAGTCGATACAGTTTACGTATATTATCCCTCTCCTTTTCTCCTACCTGTTCAAGTGGACGACTTTTACTCATCTCCTACCCTCTATTATCCTGTCCTTAAACGGCAATCTGCCGATATGCCCGACACGCACAAGCGCAAGGCCATTATTGGGTAACTTGTGTGACGGGCATTCTGGATTGAGGCAGTATTTATATTTGCACAGATTGGTGTAGAACTCTTCGATTGCACCACCGCAAATCTGGCAATGATTGGGTTCAAATTTGTTGTTAGTCTCTGGCATTGGTTTCTTCTGCATGGAATAGTTTGCTTATTTCTTGCAAAGGAAGTAGCATATTCTCATACACTACTTTCCTATCTTCCATAGGTAATACATTAGTTCCGCCTTTTTCTCCAAGACCAAGTAGATTACTTAAAGCATCTATGGCTTTCTGCAAATTCTTTGCGCCTTCGGTTCCATGTTTGGTGTATTTTCTTCTCTCATTAGACATTTGTTTTATCTTCCTGTTCTAATAACTTATGACGTAATATAAAGAACGCCAAACCCATGATGTATCTATCCGATACTGGTTCATTAAACATAAACCGGCGCAAGGTCTCGCTTAGTATATCAGCCATTCTATTCCCCTCGATGGCGCATGAACTAAATGACTCTTGCCATATGGCTAATTCATGCGGTGTGAGTGTGCATAGATATACATAAGCCGACTCCGACACCGGATGCTTTTCGCCTTGCTGTAGTGTGCCTCTATCGTTTGGCATTATTCGTTTTCCTTCAAACAATTTTTGCAGTGGTGAAAATCGGGCAATATTTTCCCCATGCAATCAAGATGTACTATTTCTTCACACAGGGAACATATTTCGATTGGTTCGTCGTCTGTTATCCGTTGATGGCACACCGGACAGCGTTCTATCTCTTTACTTTTTGCCATACCTTACACTCCTTCCGTAGCCATTGACAGTATGTTTTTTACCATCTTTACCTCTACGCCGATAACTTTTGACGTGTTGTATAACTTTCTTCGGCAATACCACCTTATCAAAAATGTCATTAATCGTAGCAGTAATAGTAGCAGAAGAAGGCACAATCGGTGATTGCGATTTCGCCGCTACAATCTGCTCCGTCTCTGCAGAATCAAATGTTTTTTTTAGTTTCTCCGGCATTTCGTGAACTTTGTCGTGATTATCTAAGCGTTCTTCGATAGTCTTGACCCTATTCGGCAAATCGCAATCATTTAAGCAACGCACTATCTCTTGTATCTTCTCAAATTCAAGTTCCCTAAACGCTGTTTCCAAATTGCCAAGATCGGTGTTAACATTATGCAAGAGTTCTGCCTCATTTGGGTGTGAGTTGGCCTCAAGTTTGTTAAGGCGAGTGTAAATTTCGTGCCGATATTGTGTGCAATTACCAGTTCCAACACAATACGAAGTAGTAAAATCACGACATTCCTGTAATTTACTGTATAATCTGTAAATAAACACTCCCAACACTACTACTGCCACCGCTAACGCAATTACCGTGATTAACATTTTGTCTCCTTTGTGTAAAGTTCGTCTATGGCCATTTTAAAGACACAATTATCTTTATGTTTTATTACATGGTCAACACCAGATGGTTCCCCACACAACCTACAATAACAAAACGATGGTTGTTCTGTTGGGTTTACTGTTTGTATAAATGTGTTTTTGCAAGTTACCATTGCCCTGATTATATTTTCCAACCGTTCACACCGTTCACACTTCATCGCGTCTCCTTTGTTTCTGATTCGCCCGTCACATCCTCAACTTTATCACTACTCCATGTTATAGATACGTTGCGCCATGTAACAAATTCCCTTTCGCACACACCGCAAGTTGTGGTTATCCTATCGCCATCGCCGGAATTATAGCCGCCAAGCTCCCATGCGTCATGTTGCTCGCTACCACAATAGGGGCAGATGGGTTCGCCGGTACAATCGCAATTAATCTCTGGCATCTTATCTCCTTTCAAATCCGCTATCATTTCTTTATAAATTGCCCGTTACGCAACACGCATTCTTTATAGCCATTTTTGACTAATACATTTTGGTTGATTATCGATGGCACACCTGTCATTTGGCTTAACATCTCCAAATCTACGTATCCTTGTTTTTCAAAAAAGAAATTAATAGCATCAACGATTCTTTCTTCTTCAGTCATTACCTTTACCTTTACCTTTCAAATCCGCTATCTGTTTGCCTCGAAAAATGCCTTAGCAAATCCGGGCGGTGTTATTGATCTTAATTCTGCTATCTTTTTAAAGTCTCTATTCATTTTGGCTGGGTTGAATAATTCTTTTACCGTTGTATTGGCCGGTGGTTTATCGTAAATGATGGAATCCTTTGGCGTTTCAAACATCCCCCAAAGGCAAGTCTTCTTGGTATAGTTATCGCCGAATTGGTAAGGTTGAAATACAAAAGCTGGTTTACCTAAAAACCATTTGAGCAATCCGTTGGGATTTTCTAACGCCCAAAATTTTAACGGGGAACTTCTCGAATATGGTTTTTTTATTCTATACTGGGATTCCCAAATTATCCCGAGACAGGCATATACTATTTCCATTCCCTCTTTTAAATCTCTTGGCCTACCATTAGTTTTAGCGATGCTGAAGTGTGTACAGGGCGGAGCGGCCAATATCCCATAGACATTATCTGGCGGTTGATATAGTCGCACATCGTTATCGGGCAATGTTACCAATCGCACGTCATAACCGGCTTCTTTATAAGGTCGAGACCATGCACCGGTTCCACCGCAGAGATCGAGAATTATCTTATCAGAATTACCCATCATTTACCTTTCAAATCCGCTCGGCTAGTGTTGAAATACTCAAAAACGATTGTTTAAAGTTAGCCGACCGAGCGGGTGTTTATTTCCCCCAGATCAATATCGCCGTTGCCGTCAATGCGATGATCGCCGCAAAGAATATCTTGAAGCCGGTCGTCATTTTGAGGTTGTTGCTCATTTATACCTCTCCATTTCAAGGACAAACTGGTATGTATAATCCAACGGCAATAGCCAGAACAACAACTTTCCCAACCATGCCAGCTTACCCAATTTATAAGCTAATCCATAATCTTTTCGGATTTTAATAATATTAAATCCGTTCGCATGGATTATTATTTGCCATAGTTCTTTAGTCAATAATGCCTCTTTAATTTCTTGCTGTTCTGTACCGGCTAACGGAAATTTTTTGTTTGGTACAATTATCAGAAAACGGCAATACGGTTTCGCGACTCTTTTCATTTCATCTAAGGCTTGGTGCATATTTTCGAAATGCTCCAGACTACCAAGACAGGCAATGTAGTTAAACGAATTATCGGGGAATGTTAAATGTTCGGCGGGGGAAACCTGAAAGCGGTGTGAACCGGAGAATTTCCTTTGTAGTTCTGCTTTTTCTATAGCGGTGTCTGATATATCGATACCCCAAGATTCTATGCCTTTGCTATTTGCCAGTTCTACTAATTCCCCCAGACCGCAACCGACATCAAGTAACGATCCTAATATTGGCCGTTTCCCGATAAGCAATTTCAGCATATCGCTATACCACCTTATAGGCCGTAATGATGTTTGGCCGCTTCTGAACATCTCTTGGTATTGATTATTGTACCAATCTTTTGCGTTCATTTCCCTATTACCTCCACGTAAACCTTCCGGCAGGTTGTATCGGGGTCATCCTTAAAGCACGGAATTTTCAGATGTTTAGCCTCATTATTGTATAGCTGGATGCTCATCCTCCTTAGGTGTGTTAGTGTCATCGGATCGGCAAGGCTGATTTCGGTGGCGTGGGATTGGGAACACATGAATATTAATAAAAACAAAAATATGACCGCCATGCCGGTCAGATAACCAACCAGAAATGTATCAAACTTTTTCATTTCACCACCTCGATTTTGTGGCCGCAATGAGGACAATAGTTGATATTACTTTGATCGGGTACTATATTCTCTGGGGCATAACCACAACCAGCAAGCCAATTGCCGGGGGTAACTTCTTCCCACTTGCACGTCTTGGGTTCCAATACCATCATACAAGCCCTTAGAGTTTTATATGCATCGTCTAATTGCTCTTGGAGTTGTTTATTTTCCTCCTCTAATTTATTAGTATTGGCGGCTTTTTCGGCCAGATAAGCGGCGGTACAAGCATCAATGGCTTGGTTCCAACCGATATTTTCCTCATCAGTTAGTTCAAATCTGTCTTTTACCGGCCAACCATCCGGTAGTTTGATGTTGGTCATTTTACATCCTCCATCGCTTTGGCGGCATTACGGAAGTCGCCGACTAAGAAATCGGAACCAACATCGGGATAATTATCATAGATATGCATAATCAATCTCCGGGATACAGAATAATTTTTAAAGTTCTTCCCGAACTCTGCAAACGGCTTCAACGCCTGCTTGAGTTCTGCTATCTTGGCCTCAAGTTCTATAACTTTATCGTGGGCTGCCATACTGTCCACCGTTAGATCAAAATTAAGATTCTTGGTTTCCTCAAGTTGCGCCTCAAGCTCCCTCACCCGATTAGCCAATGCCTTATCCGCCATCAATCGACCGGCCTCATATTCGCCCTTAGATTGCATCGTCATTAGAGTTTCATTAGCGTCTGCCAGTTGCGCCTTGAGTGCAGTGATTTCACCATTGGCCTTTGCAAGTAGAGCGTTAATAAAATCAGCAACAATCTGGCGGTTAATATCTATATTACACTCGGTTAAATCAGATGAATTAAGTTCATCCGTCATATCCTTAAACAAGCTAACGGTATCTAACAAATCCCAATTAGTTAAATGACCATTAACTTTTATTTCTACATTATCATTCATCTTTTACCTCGCCTTTCATTTGCGCCTTCAAGATTGGACACCATTTAGGTATCGTTTCTTCATCCGGTATTTTGCGTTTCCCTTGACAGCGATATTGATCTGACATCCTACCGGCTTCTCTTTCCGCATAAGGGCATAGAAGGCATTGCCCTATCGTAACCTTTATTGTAGTTCTCATCTTATTTACCTCATCCATTCCGGCAACTGCTGGAAGCGCAGATGCTTTGGGAATTTACTCATGTCGTGTTCGACTTTGCCGTTAATCTCCATCTGCTTGACAAAGATCGGTATTCCAGCATCTTGGCATTGATTGACGACAGATGCAATCCATTCCTGCTTACAGGGACGGCGATGTGCGCCGGACTCACAACCGACAACAGCCCAGTTCAGATGTTCTTTTTCATAGGGGCAGAAATTAGCTTCAATACAATCGAAATCGATACAAATATCGGGATGGCACATATTCGGGATTTCGCCAACATCCCCAAGAAGCGGTTCAAACGACACAAAACGAAATGCTGCCGGTATCTTGCATAGTTCCCCAATACGCCAAAGGTAGTCGTTGTTTTCGACTGAAACGCCGATACCGAGATTTTGGGGTATAAGACCTTCACGATTAGCAGACCATACGTCCATTAAATCACGCATAGACTTAGGCCGCTTTGTTAAGATAAGGAATTTATGTTGTGGCCTCGTATATATTTCGTCAATGATTTGCTCTTGGAAATATGCCGGTACTTGCTCGTGGAACAAATCAGACATGAATTGTACCCCGACAACTGCCGATTTATGCTTTGGCAAAGTGTCGAATACCGATAGATCAAGTTTGAATGTTACCGGCCTATTATCGAATGGAATCTTATTACCAAACCGATTATTCAGCGATTCAGCGAAACAGTTGCCACAACCCAGACTTGCTTTTGTGCAATGGACGTTAATTCGGGTATTGAAACCCTCGACCTTAACCGGATTAATTTCGTAGTCAAGATATGATATGTTACTTTTTGACATTTAATCATCCCCTAAACAACTATCGCAAATTGTTTGTCCAGTATCAGAATTAATAAACCCACAATCAATATGCACTTCACATTCGCAAATATCACATTTGATCATATCTTCTTCGTCCGTAAATCGTTCCCCGCACACCGGGCAACGCTCTGGTAACCCTTTACTTTTTGACATCGCCGTCCTCTATTGGTGTTAGAAATTGTTCGATTGAATAGCGAGGTATTTCTTCTGGGGTTCCTGTGTATCTATGCCAATCGGTTTTGTCGCATTGCCATCCCCCATATTTTATATTCCAACCTACAACCCCCTCGCAATGAGGGCATTTATACTTTTTCGCTGGTATATTACTTGCCCTCCGGCAATTCAATCCCTGATTATTTCTCATCTACTCGCTCCTTTTCCGGTTAAAACTGTCCACTTGCCTTACGACATTCTGCACAACGCCATAACTGCAAACCATAATCGCTATCAATATCACAACCGAAATAGTAACAACCCCAACGCTTAGGTTTTTTTGTTACTAAATGTAAAGACGGGCAATCCTCTGAACACAATAAATCATAATTGCCTCTTGTCTTTATCGTGAGTTCTATCTTAACGTCCATCTCCCTACCCTCTCCCTACTGGGTCTGGATAGCCGTCAGGCGAATATTCCTTCATCGATTCATTGTGCCTCTCTATGGCCTGTTTCAGGGCGGCCTTTACATCCTTACCAAACAGCCCCTCAAGTTCTCCAGATTCAATTTGCATGCCGTAAAACACACTACCGATATGTGTTACCGTGATATTGTAAATATTGTAGTCGCCCGATTCATCGTCATAGTTATAGACAAGTTCGGCGTGTATGCCCGTTTCTATCGGCAACGCCCAATCTATGCTATCGGAGTTCTGCAACCCCAAACCAACGGTGAAATCAAGCACACCGAATGTTATTTGCATCTGGGTAGATTTAAGCCCGCCATCTATAATAGTTTGGTGGTGTTCGCTAAGTTCTTCTTTGGTTAAAAATTTCATCTATCTTATTCCTCACAGAAAAAACAGCACTTCACAATTTGTTTATGAACTTTTGCCATCTTACTTTTCCTCCATCAATCCCGCCCATGCGCTCCCCTCGTCGCACGGGCGGGAGGGATTTTTCCTCACCATAAGGAGTTTTAAATCGTTGTTGGTTGTCCCAGTATTCATAGTTAACTATTTTTATAGTTACTACTCCTTCTTGTTTTCTCTCGAATACTTTTATCATCTTATTTCTCTCTTTCTGTCAAATGGTTATGGTTAAAAAGGTAATCCATCACTATCATCAACTGGTGGCTTAGACTCTGGGTCTATTGTCTTAGCCGGTGATGGTGGTGCGCTATCAAACGGTTTGTATTTCTTAACGTC